GCCTTATCTCATTGCCAGCATGGTGCGGGCGGCGGATTCCAGGGCACGCAGGGAGTAATCCAGCGCGCCGGCGCAGTCTTCCATACTCTGGAAGGCGGTCAGGCCCGTGCGGAGGGCCGGGCTGTACATGTCTCCGGGCTTGCGGACAGCGGGCAGCGCCTTGCGGGCCAGCAGGAACAGGGATTCCTCGTGGCGGTGGATCTGGCGGATATGCTCCCGGATGGCGGCAAGGTGGCCTTCGGCGTCATCGGCAGCGGCAGAGGGGGCGGAAGGCAGGGCCGTGGCCGGGGCCGGAGCGGGCAGCGCGTCGATACGCTTTTGCACCCAGTCGATGGCGTCCGGTTTCCACTCCTGCGGCAGCTCCTTGATGTTGGCGAGGTTGAAGGCGGCCTTGAGCTGGTTCCAGCAGGCGGCGAAGGGCAGGCCGGAGACCTGCGCCCACGAGCCCACCAGCGCCCGCAGGGGCTTGCGGTCTTCGGTGGTGGACGGCGTGATGGACAGGGTGCCGGTGAAGTCGTCGGGGGTGGGGATGGCGGCGTGCTGCCGGGCGGCAAGTTCGGCCTCCATGCGATTGAACGCCTCGATGTAGGCCAGCTTCATGCCCAGCGCCTTCTTGCCGGTGTAGCCCATGACCAGCAGCATGAAGCCGTCACGGTAGATGATGAACACGCGGATTTGCTTTACGCCGAGGGGCGTTTCCTGCTCCTGATACGTCTCCCCAAAATTGGGTTGTAAGGAGTTTTCAGGTAGTTGCGACAAAAGCGCATCTATGTCGCGCAAAACGTGGTCGTGGCGCTTGCCGAAGAACTTGGCGACTTCAAGGGACGTGGTGGCCGGGCGGCCAGAGTGGAGGGAAACGGACGGGGAAAGGGACGCGGGGGAGAGAAGTTCAGCTTGCGACATGGTGCAAACTCCTATGGTTGAGAGTTGGCACCGCCTGTGAATGACGATGCCGGGTGTTCACAACCGCCCATAGGCGCGGCTCCCCGCCTTTAGCCTTGCGGCCTGGACATATCGGGGACACCCGGCAAACATTGGATGCAAGCATAGCCCAAAAGACAGCCAAGAAACATCTTGACTTTCTTGAAAAGGGCACAAAAAAGCGCCATGCTGTCGGGTGGCGTTGTCCGCCTA